GCACAGAGCCTATATGCCCCGACTGCAAAGCAGAAGTGCTGTATGAGTGCGTGGCTTGCAGTAGCAACAACTACCCGCCACAGCGCACATGGGTAGGGCTGACGGATGAGGAGTTTCACGAGGCTTGTTGGGAAAGCCATGTTGACCCTGTAACTGGAGATCGCTCAACCGGAGATCGTGAATATGCAGTGCGCTGGACTATAAACAAACTCAAGGAGAAGAACACGTGACGGCACACACACAAAAAACATATGAAACGATGCGGGTTTATGTGCCTGCGGGTATGTATTCAATCGCAGAAATAGATCAACTGCTTGCCGACATGATAGAGGCAAAGAAACAGCAAGACGAACATTTGAAAGCGGCAATGGAATCACTCAAGGAGGACACATGAAGGCACGACAAGTATTCCATGCACTGATGGCCTCAAAGGGCTACACAGAGGATGATTTGCACATGACTGGCGACAAGTACACCAACCCCGCCATGCAGGGGCGCTGGAACTACTTCCTGGCAGGCTGGGAAATGCGGGGTGTGATATGAGGATCTTGGGCATCGACCCCGGCTTGACCGGGGCTTTGGTAATGCTGGAAGATGACCAGCCCATTGAGTGGATGGAAATGCCCACCTACTCCGTGGGCTCCAGTAACCGGGTCAACTGTGCCGCCTTGGCCAGTTGGATTAAACACCTGCCATGGCTGGACGGGGCAAACGTGGAATTGACCGGCGCAAGGCCTGGGCAGGGCGTGACCAGCATGTTTACCTTTGGCCATGCCTGCGGGAGCGTCTCAGGCGTCCTTGGAGCCCTCGAAATCCCCGTGACCATGGTGACCCCTCAGTCATGGAAGAAAAGGGCTGGATTGACCCTCAAAGACAAGGATGAGGCCCGATCCAAAGCCATCCAGATCTGGCCACACTGGCGCGACCTGGACAAGAAGGGCAAAGGCCAAGCACTGGCCGATGCCGCACTGATCGCAAAACACGGAAGGACATAAAAATGAACCAGAAGGACATCAACTCCGCAGTGGACTACCTCTACACCCACGGGCAGAAATACGCTGAGGCCAAGGCCGAGCGGGTACACATCGAAGAGTTCCGCAAAAGCAAAAAAGCTTTGCTCATGCGCACGGCCATGATGAACGGCACCAAGACATCGGCGGCGGCTGAGGTGGAGGCCTACGCCGACCCTGAGTACATCGAGCTACTGAAGGGCCTCAAAGCCGCTGTAGAGCGCGAGGAAGGGTATCGGTGGGGGTTGATCTCTGCCCAGGCCAGGATCGACTGCTGGCGCTCCACAGAGGCCTCCAACCGGGCGATGGACAAGGCGGTGGCATGAGCAAAATAAAATTAAATGTTGTTGAAAGAAAAAACGGCACCTTTTGGGTCACCGTAAACAACACGGATTTTGAATTGCTGAGAACAGGCGATGGCGTGAACGAATATCTTGAGGTTCATCCACAAGAATTTCCGTTTAGAGCAATAAAACTCAGAACAAACGATGTTTCAATGGATTTGCTGGAAACATTGATTGCAAAAGAATTGTCTGAGTACACATGCCATTTTGTTGAGCTATGAACAACAAGCTCACAACGGTTGAGCGCGAATACATCGGGCGGGTGAAGGAGCTCCCCTGCTCGGTGTGTGATGCCCCCGGCCCCTCGGACGCACACCACATCAAGCAGTCCTGCCAGTACACATGCGTGGCCCTGTGCAAGTCATGCCACCAGGGAAGCATGATGGGCTGGCATGGCCAAAAAAGGGCCTGGGCCATCGCAAAGATGGACATGCATGACGCATTGAATAATACAATCAGGCGTTTAATGGAGAATTTTTGTGGTCAAAAAAAATCATAGTCAATATCGGCACGGAGGCAGGCGCACAGATGAATACCGAATTTGGCGTCACATGCGTACACGGTGTGAAAACCAAAATTGCCCCGCCTACAAATGGTATGGGGGCCGGGGAATCAAGGTTTGCGAAAGATGGCTTGATTTCAAAAATTTCTTTGATGACATGGGTGCAAGACCATCAAAAAAACACACCATAGACAGAATTGATGTGAATGGTGATTACGCTCCATCAAACTGTCGATGGGCAACTATGAAAACTCAACAAAGAAACCGTAGTAACAATGTGATTTACACCCACAACGGGGTCACGGCATCTCTTGCGGAATTGTGCGAACTCAATGGCTGTAAATACTCAACCGTTCACATGCGATTGGTCAAAGGTGCGTCAATTGATTTAGCCATGACTCCGGGAAGAATTGCATATAGGTCTTTGCAGACGCCATAAACGAGAAACCCAAGTATTAACTTCACTGAAATCGTATTAGGGTAAGTCCCTAGTAAATAATTGGATCGACCCGGTTTTTACTCAAACTTCGTGTTACAGTTCATTCACTGCAAACGAAGCAGGTTTAACCAGGAGATCCCAAATGACTGCAATCACCACCACCCCCGCATCTGCTGACGAACTCGGCACCCTGTTGGCCCAGATCGCCACACTGACCAAGCAGGCAGATGCCATCAAAGACGCCATGAAGGATGTCGCCAGCAAGAGCGACACCAAAGTCTTCGAGGGCGCATTGTTCAAGGCCACCTACTGCGAAGCCAACCGCACCATCTTCGACAAGGACGCATTTGTCAAGGTTCACGGCGAAGAGGTTTACAACAGCTTCACCAAGACCACCGCTGTTTTCAGCATCAAGACCACCGCACGTTAATCAGGAGGCCGCCATGAATGAGGAAACCAAAACTGCCGTAGTCATAGTGCCTTTGCCCAAAGAGGCGCTCCAGTGGCTCGAAAGGGCGCTTCAGTGGCCCGAAGACTTAGAGGCATACGACAGGCTCAACACACCCATCAAAGCCACGCTGGATGGCTGGATCATTTAACCCACGGGGCTTCGGCCCCATCAGGAGAACATCATGGAAAAGACTAAATCAGATTACGAACGAGGCTTGGACAGAGGTTTGGAGTTGGCTCTGGAAATCATCAACAGCACCGCCGGTGTGAAGTTTGATAGCGTGGCAGAAGTTGGGATGTACTTGTGGTGGCCTGAGCGTTTCGCCCATTTCAAAAAGCCAGCCAAAGAGAAGGAGCCATCATGAAACGACCATTCATCAAAGCATTCAATGCCCTCAAGAAAGCGGGGGTACCCGTGTACGAGCACGTTGAAGACAATGGAAACTTCAGCATCAGCAGTGAAGAGCCCGAAAGCTTCAAGTGGGTTGACTACTACGCTGAGTTCCCCCTGTGGCGTGGTGAGAGTATGAATCCGGTTTTGCACAACATGCTGTACCGGCACAACCTATACGCGGAGTGGGTCAACCCAGGCCGCTTATCCGTCTATCAAATTTAACCAGGAGAAAACCATGATCGAAAACAAAGAAGAAACCTTTATGCAAGCCGTGTACATCTTGGGTGAGGTCACCTATGTGCCCCACTACCGCAACCCCAGCGTGTTTGTGGGGCCTGGGTACCCGGTGTTCAACAAGATCCGGTATTCAGAGGAAGAGCTGGTGCATGCCGGTGCCAAGCGCAATGGCTATCCCTTGTGGAAGCGCAGTACCTATGGCATCGTGACCGATCAAAACCCCTGAGGAGACCATCATGCAAACCATGCCCCCGCATTCAAAGATCAGCTACCCCAGCGTGCCCAACAAGGACTTCAAGTGGTCGTCCGGCTCCGACGTGCAAGCCATCTGGCGCAAGCATGGCTGGACGCCCCCCAGCGAAAAGATGGCCCCACCACCGCCTGAGCGCCATGTTGAGCCCACACCACTGCGGAGATACAAATGAGCGAGATCACACCCATGGAGGCCTACGCCACAACCGATGGCAGTCTGTTCACAGATCCCATCGAGGCGCAAGTGCATCAGTACGGCCTGGACATTGGGCCAAAGGTCAAAGACTTCTTTGGCATAACGCCCGTGAGCAACTCATATTTTGCTGACACACACGCATACGCAAAAGTGCATGGCGTCATTGCTTGGGAGATGGCCAAAAAAAGCAAAGAACTGAAAGGTGAATCATGAGCAAAAAACCAGAAGTGAGCCAACTGGCTCGGCAGATCCTCAGTGGCGGTGGCCACGTCACCCTGTACACCCAGCAGGAGTTTGATGAGGCCCTGGCCATTGGCAAGGCCGAGATCATGACGGTGGCCATCGAAACGTCCAAGAGGGCGGTGTTCATCGAGCGCCAAGCCTGCGCAGACGTGGTCAGGAACCTCGCGGACATGGAAGATGAGGGAGCCGTGTCAGCGGCCCTCAGGGACGCCGCAGAGGCCATCCTGAACCGCATAACGGCGCAAAGGATGTGACCATGCCACCCTTCACCCACAATCGCTTTGAGAGGCTCCAGCGGGTGGTATTCCTGCTGGCAGTCATCGTCGTCACCCTGGACGTGCTGATATGGAGACCATGATGGAAAAAGACACGGCCGAGCGCATCTTCAATTTGGTTCGCTCGGAGAACATTCGCATGAATGATTTGCTGGAGCGCACCACAGAGGAATTCGGCGACAGTGGTGCCATCAGCCTGTGCATCAACGTCAGCGTCAACCTGATCGCCCAGGCCTTGTTGCTGGTGGAGGAGCAAGACCGGTTTTACTTGATGGCCATACTGGCCGATCAGGCCGCTGACCGGGTCAAGGCAGGGCTCGTCCAGGTCGAGGCCGACATGGCCATCCGCAAGGCCAAAGGCGAGGTCTGATGCAGAAATACAACATTAGGGAAAGCACCTAGCAAAAAAGCTTGGAGCACTCTAACTTGGTGTTACAGTAGAGGCACTGCACTGAAGCAGGTTTAACAAGGAAGCAACATGAACATCATCGAAACACTGACAGCACGCATCGAAGAGTACCGCACCACCAACAAGCAACCCTGCAAGAACTACGCAACCAAAGAGGCCGCAGAAAAGGCGACCGCAAAGGCCGCTGAGGCCGCAGGCAAATACTTTGACAGCGAAGGTCGCGCACCCCGCTACGTTGTGTTCTTCATTCCCGCATGGGGCCGCTGGGTTGGTTGCATGGACTACAGCGAGATGTTCCGCCGCTCTACCCACAGGGGCGGATATGTCGGCGCAGTCACTGGCTTCTTCACCTACTGAGCGTGCAACCATGGTCACACAAGAACAATTCCAACACCGCGTGCCAACCGACCTGGGCTTCGGCCCTGTGACGGTGGCATACGACCACATCGAGCCCGACTCTGAGCACGCCCAGGGCGAATACTTCGATGTGTACATCTTCGATGGCAAAGAGAACCTGACCTATGACGTGAGCCCCGGTCAGTTCAAACGTGCCGAAGAAGTCGCCCGAACCCACCACCAACATTAGGATCATCATGGCAACAGCAAAGAAGGCCCCGGCCAAGAAGACTGCGGTTAAACCGCGCCCCGCAATTGCGGTTAAACCGCAAATGAAGGCCATGAGCCGACCGATCAAGGTCACGATGCCCCAGCAGAAGTTCAGCATGCCGGTGGAGGTCAGCAACTGGATTGACCAAGCCATGAGCCGCATGAGCCACATGCAATCGGAGATCGAGCGCCTGAAGAAGGAAAACACCGAGCTCAAGGCATACCGCAAGTTCGCCGAGCACCGCATCTTGAGGAGCGAAGCAGAATGAGCACCACTGAAAGCCCATGGGATTTGTGGATGCGAACCCGCCGCACGGTGTTCAAGGCCACGAGAGACGCATGGAGCCGCAGAACCAGTGCTGACATTGGCATCATGGAGTGCGAGGTCTGCGGCGAAACCACAAAGGTTATGTCGGTGGACTCATCCGACGGCGAGTACCACAGCTTTGACTGCTGTCACCCCTGCATGGAAAAACTTTGGAGCAAATATGACACACAAATATGTTGAAGTCACCGTGAGGCTGATAGGTGATGATTACAAGCAAACCGTGGATGTTTACAACCAGCGGATTGGCTATGACTATTACCAGCAACAGAAGCCCGACATGGTCGCGCAGATCGTCGCCGTGGTGAATGGTTTGCCCATCCCCGCGCCGGATCAAATCTACCGGCATGCCACTTGGCCAACTGAACAGCCATGAAGCGCAGGCTGTTCCTTGGGGGATTGTTGGCCGCACCAGCAATCGTGAGGGCCGACAGTCTGATGAAGATCATCGCGCCCACAAAAGACCGCTTGGCACACATCGAATCATTTGGCCACTATATGTACGACCTGAACACGCAAGCCAGGATCTACTACACCCCACCATCGTGCATCGTCATCCCAGACTACATGATGCAAGAAGCCAGGAGGATTTTGAACGCCGAGTTCGACAAGCTCTATGCATCCACCATGGCGAAGAGGTAAACTTCCACCCTATGCGCTGAAATGACTGCGCGACAAAGGACTGGAATATGACCTACACAATTAAGTTAGTTGACGCTCACAAAGAATCTAAAGTAGATTTGTTTGGAGGAGCATGACATGGCAATAGGACAGAAGACAGGCGGCAGGGCACCAGGAACGCCCAACAAGGCCACATCAGACGCCAGACAGGCCATAGCCTCATTTGTTGATGGAAACGCTCACAGGCTCACTGAGTGGCTCGACAAGGTTGCCGATGGGGTGAAGGTCACAGAGATCGACGCCAACAGCGGGGAGCCAATCGAGCGGTACGTTGTGGCACCCAACCCGGCAAAGGCATTTGATCTATTCCAGTCAGTGGTGGAGTACCACATCCCCAAGCTGGCCAGGATGGAAGTGGCTGGGGACGACAACAAGCCGGTGGTGATCGAGCACAACGTCAATGTGTTCGGTGAACTGCTCAAGAACATGAAGATGACCCGGCAGGTCGAATGAGCGCAGTGGCCGATCTGCTGGAAGACCCAGCACTGGTTGAGGAGTTCACCAAGCTCCACCCGATCCAGCAGGCGGTGGTCAACTGGCGCATGACGTGGTACCAGAAGGCCCACAAGCACCAGATCGAGCCCCCAGGGGAGTGGTGGAACATCTGGCTCATGCTGGCTGGCCGTGGAGCCGGTAAGACCCGAGCCGCCGCCGAAACGCTGGCTGAGTGGGCATGGGAGCAACCCAACACCCGATGGCTGGTGTCTGCCCCCACCAGTGGGGACTTGAAGGGCACATGCTTCGAGGGCGACTCAGGCCTGTTGTCCGTCATCCCCAAGCCACTGATCGCAGACTACAACAAAAGTTTACATGAGCTGAAGCTGATCAACGGGAGCTTCATCAAGGGCATCCCAGCGTCGGAGCCCGAGCGCTTCCGGGGGCCACAGTTCCATGGTGGCTGGCTGGACGAGCTGGCCGCATGGGAGTACCTGCAAGAGTCCTGGGACATGATCCAGTTCGGCATCCGGCTTGGCCAGCGCACCAAGCTGATTTGCTCAACCACGCCAAAGCCCAAGGACGTGGTGATGGACTTGATCAGCCGGGAGGGCGACGACGTGGTGGTGACCCGCGCCAGCACGTACAGCAACATCAAGAACCTTGCGCCATCCTTCCAGAAGCAGATCCTCCAGTACGAGGGCACCAACCTCGGGCGGCAGGAGATCCACGCCGAGATCATTGACCCTGAAGAGGGCGGCATCGTCCGCCGTGACTGGTTCAGGCTCTGGCCGGACGGCAAACCATTCCCCAAGCTAGAGTTCATTCTCCAGTCCCTTGACTGCGCCACAAGCGACAAGACCCACAACGACCCCACTGGCCAGATCACCCTGGGCGTGTTCAAGCCCATGGATGGCGGCATGAGCGTCATGGTGCTGGACTGCTGGCAGGAGCACCTACAGTACCCCGACCTGCGCCCCAAGGTCATTGACGAGTTTGAGACCGTGTACGGTGAAGGCCGTGAGCGCAAGCTGGTGGACTTGATCCTGGTGGAGGACAAGAGCGCCGGTATCAGCCTGATCCAAGACTTACAGCGTGCCCACCTGCCCGTCCATGCCTACAACCCCGGCAAGGCCGACAAGATCCAACGGTTGAGCATCGTGGCCAACATCATCAAGGCCGGGCGCGTGTGGGTGCCTGAGTCGTCCGTGCGCAAGGGATACGTCAAGGACTGGGCCGAGGGCATGGTCAGCCAGATATGCTCATTCCCTGAGGGCACCGTGCATGACGAGTTCGTGGACTGCATCAGCCAAGGCCTGCGGTACCTGCGGGATGGTGGCTGGATCAGCATCGACGCACCGCCCCGTGACCCGTTCGATGGCGACGACATGCTGGACGCCGACGAGTTCAACAAGCGCCAGCGCGTCAACCCTTATGCCGTGTAAGTTAACTGTCAGGTGCGGTTAAACCGCGAGAGGAGCATCATGGAAGAAGTCAAGGACTATGAAAAGGTCATCCACCGCGAAGGAGTGAAGACCACAATGTGCGCCAACCGCTTTGAGGTGCTGTGCCAGCCCAACGCTGAGATCAGTGAGCAACAGGTGTGGCTCCTGTTCAAGGAGTGGGTTGACTGGCGGCGTAAGCATGACCCGGTGTGAGCGCCTTGGGGTGTGTCAGGTCAAGCCACGGTGCAAAGCGTGCCCTGGTAGACCTGCGCCCCAACAGAAGGCATAATTCCGCAAACCACCAAGAGGACGAGCGGTGCCACTAACCCCACAGCAACTGGCTGATTTTCAGCGCCTGAGGCAATCCTATGCGCCTGTGGTGGAAGCCCAGC